GATTCACGGCGGGGAAGCCGCCGACTTCCTCGCCGTCTATGCTCTCGCGGAAAAACTCGGCAAGTTCGCGCACGAGGTCATGGCGATGCCGGAATCTGAACTTCAAGGTTGGCTCGCCTACTTCCACCACCAGCAACAAGTGACGAAACGTCATCATGGCTAGCGCGACATTCACACTCCGGGCGGTAGACCAGACGCGGGCGGCTTTCGCCAGCGTGCAGAACTCGCTGCAGAAAACGAACAACTTTGCGCGAGACATCTCGAAGCAACTGACTTCGTTTTTTGGATTCCAAGCCGCAATCAACGGAGTGCGTCGGCTGAACGCCGCAATGGCAGAGGCTGAAAAGTCGGGCGCCAAGATGGGGCTGACGCAGGAGGAGGTTGATTCGCTGACGAAGGCTACGAGTCTTTACGATAAGGCGGTCCAAAACATTCAGATCTCGGTCGGCAAGTTGGCGACGATGCTATCCAAGGCATTTGGAAGCACGACTACGGCGGCAGATGCGGTTGCAGTACGCAACGAGCGAGTGCTTGATCAGGTCAAGGACATCAACAGCGAGATCGAAAAGCAGATCGTCCAAAATGATCTCTTGCTACAGAACGACGGAGCAAGGGTCGCCTATCTGCGGACGCAGGTTCAGGCAGCAGAGAACCGCATCAAGATGGCGAAGGACGATCTTGCCGTAGCTCAAGCTACGCTCGAACTCGAGAAGGCTCGCGGAGATCTTAAGGCCGCGGCTAACAAATTACAAGAAGACGAGATTGATCTGATCGAGGAACAACGCGCCTTGCGCGTGCAGTTAAACGCCGCGGTGGGAGTCGAGCGCGACGAATCCAAGGTTATCAAGGATTTGCTCCAAGCTCGTCTCGAGCTCACGCGAGAAATCGCGCAAGCGGACAAGTCAACCGACCAAGGTCTCGCGGACCAGAATATGTTCCGAGCGGAAAGGAACCGGATTGATAAGGAACTCCTTCCGTTACTCGAGAGCCGCTACTCCTTGGAAAAGCAGATTGGAAGCGTGGTCGCCGACAGCTTCCAGACGGCGATCTTCGAGGGCGGAAAGTTCATCAACGTGCTCAAGGAAATGCTTTCGCAGATCCTCAAGCTTGTATTCTTCGAGACGGTAACCAAAAGACTCGCCTCGAAGCTATCGTCTTTCCTGATCGCAAACCCGCTCGCTGGTGTGAATGTCGGGGCTCCGGTCAATCTAGGTCAGGCGCTGGGCTTCCCCGGATTCGCTAACGGAGGACAAATCACACGAGGAAAGCCGGCAATCGTTGGTGAGCGTGGTCCCGAGCTATTCGTCCCAACTGCCTCCGGTAGCATTATACCAAACCATCGGCTCGGAAGCGGAGGCGGCTCCGGCATGGGTGGTGGCGTCACGATCAATTACAACATCTCTTCCGGCGTCTCCCGCGGAGAGCTCATCCCGATCCTCGAGGCCGAGCGTAAGCGTCTGAAGGCAGAGATTCCCGACATGGTGCGCCGCGGTGGCGCTTATCGCGCAGCGTTCGCCTAAGCTATGGCAATCACCTACCCACTCACGCCGCCGTCGCCGTTCCGCATCTCGAAGCTGACGCTCTCGGGAATGAGCGCGACCTCGCGCAACGTCTCGCCGTTCACGTTCCAGACGCAGCAATACAATTGGCCGGGGCAGGCGTGGATGGGCTCGGTCGAGTGCCCGCCGATGACGCGCGCCGCAGCGGAGGAGGTGATCGGGTTCCTGCTGGCAGCACAGCGCGGCACGTTCTATTTCCAGGACTACGCGAACACAACGCGACGGGGCAACGTGACCGGCACGCTGACCGTCAGCAGCGCTACCGCCAACACCTCGACGCTAGGCATCTCGGGCGCGACCGGCACCTTCGCGGTCGGCGACTGGCTCCAGATCTCGACCTCGCTTTACAAGGTCGTCCAGGTCAACTCCTCGAGCAGCGTTGATCTCTTCCCGGTGCTGCGCTCGAGCTACGCCGGCGGGACCGCGATCACCTACTCGAACGCCAAGGGCGTCTTTCGGCTGGCCGAGCCGCGCACCGAGTGGTCGATCGAGCTCGCTAGCATCTACGGCATCACCTTCTCGATCGCGGAGGACGTCGCGCAATGAGCATCACAACCGCAGGCCGCACGCTTTCGGCCGCTATGGTGACCGAGGTGACGACGGTGCAGCTGGCGCCGGTGATCCTCGTCTCGCTTAGTTTCCCTTCCGCGTACACGCGCCTCTGGACCGGATACGGAACGCTGACTTACGGCGGCGTTCCCTACCTCGGAATCGGCACCTTCGGAAGCATCTCGCCGATTGAGGAGACAACCGACCTCGCGGCTCGCGGCCTCTCGATGCGGCTCTCGGGCGTGCCCACCGCGAACATCGCGCTTGCGCTGACCGAGGACTACCAAGGCCGCGATTGCACGGTGCTCTTCGGCGCGCTCTCGCCGACCGCCGGCACGCTGATCTCGTCGCCGGTGACGGTGTTCCAGGGGCGGATGGACGTGATGCAGATCTCGGACGACGGCCAGTCCGCAGACATCACGATGACGGCCGAGAACCGGCTGGTCGATTTCAAGCGGCCGCGCGAGGTGCGCTACACGCACGAGGAGCAGACCGCGCTTTTCCCCGGCGACCTCGGGCTGGAGTTCGTGACCGCGATCCAGGAGAAGGCGATCTATTGGGGCAACCCGAACCAGACGCAGCAGACGAACTGGAACGGAGGCGACCAGACCGGACCCACCGGCTACGAATGAAGGCTGCCGACATTCCCGCGGAGCTTGTGCGCTTCATCGAGGAGCGGCGCGGCCAGCCGTTCGCGTGGGGCGCCAATGACTGCTGCCTCTTCGCGGCCGACTGGGTCGCTCGGGCAACGGGCCGAGATCCCGCGGCGCACTACCGCGGCACCTATTCGAGCGGCATCGGCGCGCAGCGCATCATCGACAAGGCCGGAGGGATTCTGGAGTTGGCGCGCGAGCTCGGACTTGAGCCAACGCAGATCGGCCTCGCTCGCCGCGGTGACGTGATCGCCCGCGACGTGGGCAATGGCATCGGGCTGGGCGTCTGCGTGGGTAACGCTGCCGCCTTCGTGGGCCGCGATGGGCTGGAGTTCCTCGACCTCAACGGCGCCGCCTGCTGGCGCCTCTAACTATGCCGCAAGTCGCCGTCGTCGTCTGGATCGCTTTGATGGATGTCGGGCTGAGTGTCGCCGCGGCCAACGCGGTGATGTTCGTGCTCAAGTTCATCGCGACGACCGCTGCCTCGATGGCAGCCTCGAAGCTGCTTGCGCCGAAGGCTCCGAGCTACTCCGACCCGTCGCTCACCGACCGCTCGCAGATGATCCGCTCGCCAATCGCGGCGCGGCAGATCGTCTACGGGCAGACGAAGACCTCGGGCGTCATCGTCTACATCTCGACGACTGGTACGAAGAACGAGTATCTGCACCTCGTCGTCGCGCTCGCCGGCCACGAGGTTGAGGGGATCGGCGACGTCTACTTCAACGACGAGCTCGCGCTAACTGGCGCGGGCAGCGCCGCCCAGGGCCGCTTCACGGGCTACGCCGAGATTTACAAGAAGCTCGGCAGCGATACGCAGACGGTCGAGACAAACCTTCAGACGGCGACATCCGGCCTTACCGACGGCAAGTGGACGAGCAATCACCGGCTCCGCGGCATCGCTTACATCTACGTGCGCCTCGTCTGGAACCAAGAGGTCTGGACCGGCGGCATCCCGAACATCTCCGCGGTGGTCAAGGGGAAGAAGGTCTACGATCCGCGGACGACGACGACGGCTTACTCGGCGAACCCCGCGCTCTGCCTGCGGGACTACTTGACCAGTTCGCTCGGGATGGCGATGGACTCGGCCGAGGTCGACGACACGGCCGTGAGCGCCGCGGCGAACATCTGCGACGAGGACGTCGAGATAAAGCCGGTCACCTCGCCGGCCACCTACGAGAACCGATACGAGGCCAACGGAGTGCTCTACACGAGCGCCTCGCCGGACGAAAACATCGGCAAGCTTATCACCGCGATGGGCGGCCTGATCGCCTACTCGGGAGGCAAGGTCGTGGTCTATGCGGCCGGCTACCGGATCCCGACCGTCACGCTGACCGAGAAGCACTTCGCCGGCCAGATGACGGTGCAGACCAAGACCTCCGCCCGCGACCGAGTAAACGGAGTCAAAGGCGTCTACGTCTCGCCTGAGAACGACTGGCAACCGTCCGACTTCCCGCAGATCACGTCGACGACCTACGTGACCAAGGACGCCGGCATCCGTTACTGGCGCGACGTGGCGCTGCCATTCACGACCTCGCCCTCCTGCGCGCAGCGGCTGGCGGTGATCGAGCTCCGGCGCGCCCGCGAGGAGATCACGATGACCGCGCGCTTCCGCCTCGAGGCGATGCAAGTGCGGGCCGGCGATACGGTGATGATCACCAACTCGAAGATGGGCTGGACCCAGAAGGTCTTCGAGGTGATGGAGTGGAACTTCGCGAGCGACGGCAGTCCGCCGCAGCTGGCAATCGAGATGACGCTGCGCGAGACGGCGTCGACGGTTTACGACTGGACGGTGGCTGACGAGATCTACGTCGCGGATGCGCCGAACACGACGCTGCCGAATCCCTTCACGCTCTCCGCGCCGACGAACCTCACGCTGACCGCCGACGGCACGACGCAGCAGATCCAGGCGGACGGCACCGCGCTGCCTCGCATCCTTGTCTCGTGGTCCGCGCCTGCAAACGAGTTCATCCAGGCCGGCGGCAACGTCGGCATCGAATACAAGGAGAGCACCTCGACGACCTACCTGACGTGGAACACGGTTCCCGGCGATCAGACGAGGGATTACATCTCAAGCGACGTTAAGATCGGGCTTACCTACAATGTCCGAATCTTCGGCGAGAGCTTCTTCAAGGTCTCGACCTCCTACGTTACCGCGACGGTCAACGTGCAGAAGGACACGGTCGCGCCCAGCATCCCGACGAACCTCGTCGCGACCATCGGCACGGGCTCCGCGGTGGGCCTCGACTGGGATGATTCGACCGCGCCTGACTTCTCCGAGTACGGCATTTACCGCAACACGACCGGCGTGACCCCGGCCAACGCGAACACGAACAAGATCGCGGAGGTCGATGCCTCGCGCTTCGTCGACGTGGACGTCGCGGTCGGGACGACGTATTACTACTGGGTCAACGCCTACGACGCGCTCGAGAACGTGTCCGGCTTCGCGACCCGCGTGCAAGCGACGCCAGTCGCGATCACCGCCGGGGCCGTCTCCAACGTCGCGCCGTCCACGCCGAATGCTCCGACCTACGCGAGCGAGACAACCTACCTCGCGACGGACGGCACGGCTTTCGCCCGCATCACGGTCACGGCACCTGCGATGCCAACCGGCGGGGCGCTGCTTCAGATCCTTTACCGGCGAAGCGGGGCCAGCGAATGGGTCGTCGCAAACGTGCTTTCGTCTGGCTCGATCGCAGCGTCTATCGACGACCTTGCGCCTGGCGTCGCGTATGAGTTCGCGGCCCGCGCGATCTCCTTCTCGAACACGCCGAGTGCGATCTCGTCCACGCTCTCCCGCACGGCTCCGAATTACTCGGGCAGCGTGACGGCACCGACGAGCGGCACGTTCACGAGCGACGGCGTCAAGCCGAAGTACCTCCCCGGAACGACCGTTTTCCTATTCGGCACGCGCGTCGGCTGGGCTCCGAACACGCAATCGGATTTCTCTTACTACGAGGTCAAGGCTACGGCCACGGATTCCGATGGCGCGGTCGATTACACCTGGACCGCCTACGACGGGAACAACTTCGTCACAACTCGCAGCACCGAAATCTTCCTTTACAACGCTACGCTCTCCGCCGGCTACATCCGCTTGCGTGCCGTCAACCGCACCGGCACCGCGTCCTCGTGGGTTCGCCTGGGCAATGCCAACAGCGCCGCCTCTATCGGCACGGGCAGCGTTGCGCGATACAACTCCGATGACGTCACGACGACCGGAATCAAGACCGGCGGCGGATCGAGCACGCGCCAAGTCAACGTCGTCTACGAGACCAACGAAGTGGTGACCCTGACCGGGGGCGGCACGAGCGAGAACGTGAACATCTCGCTGACGAACCGCGGCTTCTCGGCCAAGCCAGACGACGGCATCGTCGTCGTCGAGGACGTGCTCTACGCGGGCTTCTACGATAGCCAAGCCGCAGGATCGACGAGCACCAACGCCGTGGTGAAGATCTTCCGCAACGACGGCGGGACGCTTGGCGCGGGCAATCTGCGGCTCTCGGGCCGCTTTACCGATTACACCTAACGACTATGGCTCTCCAGAAAACTTTCACTCTGCCGAGCGGCATCTCGGGCAACTACATCCGCCTCGTCGCGCACCGCTGGGACCGCGCGGCAAAGGAGTCGTCAGCCCTCTTCGCGCTCTACGTGGACGCGGCCGCGGCTCAGTCGGGCAAGGCACCGCTGACGCCGTGGATCGCCAAGCTCTGGCTGCGCGGCGATAAGTTTGACCAGTACCTGAGCAACGCCGAGCTATCGACGCCAGGTATCCTCGCGCAGCTTTATGTCGCGGTTAAGGCCGAGCCGATCAGCTGCGACTTCGGCAGCGATGCGCTCGCGGACGCCGTCGACGTCTGACTGTCCGATTCCGCCGGACAGAATTTTGAGAAAAAGAGTTGACTAGGGCGTTGCGCGTCTCCTTGGTCGAGGGCGCAACGACAATGATCCGCTCACTAATCCTCCTCACGCTGGCATTCGCCAGCCACGCCGCGCCGCCTGAGTCCTTCTGGCGGGCGCTTCACCAGGTCGAGACCTCGGGCCGCCACGGCGCGATCCTCGGCGACAACGGCCGGTCGCTCGGCCCGCTCCAGATCTCCCGCGCTTACTGGCAGGATGCCCGCGTCGGCGGTCGGTACGAGCAGGTGACCGATCTCGCCTACGCGCGCCGCGTCGCCTCTGCCTACCTCAAGCGCTACGCGCCGGCCGCGTGGGAGGCTGGCGATGTCAACACACTCGCCCGCGTGCATAACGGCGGGCCTGCCGGGGCGCGCAAGGCGGCGACGCTGGCTTACGCGGAAAAGGTTCGGAGGGCGATGCGATGACGAAAGCACGCAAGCGCCTCTTCGGCAGCGGCCTCGCCTTCGCGCACTACGCGCTCGGGCAAGCCGTCTGCTTCAGGTTCCAGGCTGAGTTTGCGCGGGACGAGCTCGGGCGGCGGTGCGCCCGAACCGCAATGCGCCAGCACGCGCTCACCTACACGCGCGAGATCCTCGCGATGCAGGGCAAGCAGTTCCGCCTCGTCGGCCGATGAATAACGACTTCAACCGCAGCACGCCGGTGAAGAACACGACCGGCGGCGGCCACTCCGCGGCGCGCTACACCGGCACGCACGGTCACAAGGAGCGCTCGCACTACTGGGTCTTCATCCCAGGCGAGGGATGGGTGACGTGGCTCGAGATCCACAAGCAGTTTAGCGCGGCCTTTAACGACTGGCAGATGCGCCACGTCCTCGGACTTAGGAAAGCCAAAACCAAAACACAATGACCGACCAACACGCAGAACAGATCATCGTCGAGCTCCGCGCCATCCGCTCTCTGCTCGCCAACAAGCCAGCGGCTCCGGCCGCAGCTTCCGCGCCGGCTCCGGCTGGTGCGCCGAAGGACATCCCGCAGCCCAGCGAGCTCGTCTCGGATCCCGGCAGCGTCGAGGTGCACTTCGGCAAGAACAAGGGCACGGCGCTCCGCTCGCTGGGAGCCAAGTCCGTCGAGTGGTACGCCCAGGAGCCGGAGCCGCGCATCGGAAACAACGGCAAGCCGTTCCCTCCGCGACCCGAAGACGTCCGCCTACGAAACGCCGCGCGCCAGCTGGTGCACGGTCAACGCGGCACGCTCGCCGCGGGCAGCAAGGTCACGCTCGTCACCGAGACGCTGACCGAAGAGGTGCCGTTCTAAGAATTAAAGCCCGGCCGAGAATTCCCGACCGGGCTCAACCCAGAAGCAAAACAACAACACAGACCGAACAATGAACACCGAAACCGTCAAAGAAGAGACCCAACTCGCGGCCAGTCCCGCGGCCAAGATCAACAAAGCGCCTGTCACCTTCGGCGCCCAGGGCGTGCAACTCGCCTCGCTGGAAGATGCCTATCGATTCGCGAACGCCATCGTTGCCTCGGGCTTTGCGCCCAAGGGAATGGAAAAACCGGAGAGCGTGCTGGTCGCGATCCAACTGGGCGCCGAGCTCGGGCTGACCCCGATGGCTGCGATCCAGAATACCGCGGTCGTCAACGGACGGCCCGCTATCTACGGCGACGCTGCGCTCGCGCTGGTCCGCGCCTCGGGCCTGCTGACGAGCTACAAGGAGGAGGAGATCGGCGAGCCCAACAGCGACGCGCACGGCTACCGCGTGACCGCCGCCCGCGGCGATGCCTCCACCGTCGAGACCTTCACGGTCGCTGACGCCAAGCGCGCGAAGCTCTGGGCGAAGTCGGGACCGTGGACTGACTATCCGAAGCGGATGCTGCGTTTCCGCGCCCGCGGCTACGTCCTGCGCGATCTCTTCGGCGACGTCCTCAAGGGACTTCGCACCGTCGAGGAGGCCAGGGACATCCCGTCCGAGCCGGTCAACGTCACGCCGCGCGGGCTGGGCCTCGGCGACAACCTCTAAGCACCACCCACAATGGAAACCACACACGAAATCAAAAAGGCCGCGGTGATCGCTGCGGCCAGCGAACAAGTCCGCGCGCTCCTCGAGACCCACTACGACGCGATGAGGAAGGCCGCCGAGGAATCCTTTGTGGACGACGACACGCAGTCAGAGCCGAAGGCGAAGGCCAGCTTTACGATCGAGTGGGACGCGCTCGCGATGGCGCCCACGATAACGGTCAAGGTCGGCTGGAGCGTTCGCTTTAAGGACGAGTCCGAGGCCGTCGTCGACCCGCTCCAGGCCAAGCTGCCGATTGGAGGTGTCGAATGAACGCCGCGATCAGGGGCGAGCCGTCTGAGGTCTATCACGCGACGGACGCGATCTCGCATAGCAAGCTGGAGGTATTCCGCCGCCGGCCGGCGCTGTACCACCGCAAGTACGTGCTCAAGGTCGTGCCTGATGCGGACTCATCGGCGTTTGCGATCGGTCGAGCGACGCACGCCGCAGTCCTCGAGCCGCAAGTGTTTCACGCCTCCTTTGCTCGTCGGCCAGACGGCATTGACCGGCGGACCAAGGAGGGCAAATATGCGTGGGAGCAGTTCGCCCAGGCCAACGCCGGCAAGACGATCCTCGACGCCGAGGACTTCGCGCTCGTCGAGCAGATGCGCGACGCCGTGATGGCGCATCCCGCGGCCTCTGAGCTCTTCAGCCGCGGCGAGCCGGAGCTCGTCTGGCGGAAGCAGTTCGCGACGCTGAACGTGCAGGCTCGGACCGACTGGTTCAACGAAGCAGGCTGCGCGCTTTGCCCGCGGCCTTACGTCGTGGACTTGAAGACCGTCGAGTCGCTGGACGACGGCGCCTTCCGCAACTTCGAGAAGGCGTTCGTCAACCTCGGATACCACCGGCAGGCGGGCTTTTACCTGCCGCTGCTGTATGACTGCGGCGTGCCTTGCACCGACTTCTTCTTCGTCGCCGTCGAGAAGCAGGAACCGTTCGGCGTCGCCGTCTATCACGTCAGCCTCGATGCGCTGCAACGAGGCCAGGAGGAAACGCTCGCCGACCTCGCGCGGCTCAAAGGCTGCATCGAGGCGAACCGCTGGCCGAATATGCCGGACGAGGTGCAGGAGATCGACTTGCCTGAGTGGTACAAAGGAGGTGCGCGATGACTCTCAACACGCTTGCTTGGCTGACGGTGCTCCTGATCGCCGTCGTCGCTTATGCGCTGCTCACCGCACAGGACCACCGAGGAGGTGACGAATGAACGCGCTCGAAATCTTCGCGCTCGGCGCCATAATGCTCTGCGCCGGCGTCTCGATCGGCTTCCTCTGGGGGCTGAAGAACGGCGAGCGACTCGGCCGAGACCGCGAGTGGATGGACTCGTTCTTTCGCTCGATCAAGCGCGACGCGGAACGCCGCGACAGCAATGGGAGGTTCAAAAAACGATGAGCGCACGACCCAACCCAAAGTCCGAGTTGATCGACGAGATGGTCGCGCGTTTCGCTCCGTTCAAGGAGATCCAGGCCGCCGTGCGTATGCAGCAGCAGGCTGTTCGCCAGCGCATTTACAACAAGGGCTACCGCCGCGAATACATAACGCACGAGGAGCGCGCGCATCTGCTGCGCCGGAGAGGGGTGAAGCCGTGAACGACCGAGAGATCACGCCGTATCAACGGATCGCTGAGTTGGAGCGCGAAAACGCCGAGCTAAAGGAAGATCAAGACAGACTCGATTGGCTGGAGACGCCTACTGGCTCCACCGTCTGCTTCTTTTATCTTCGCGACAACTGCACGCTGACGCGCGCCGCCATCGACGTCGCACGAAAGGAGAAGCCGTGACACCTGACGAGCTCAAACGCATCATAGCAGACCACTCATTGTGGCTCGCGGGAAATGGGGGCGAATGCGCCAAGTTGCGCGGGGCCAACCTGAGTCAGGCCAACCTGCGCGGGGCCAACTTGCGCGAGGCCAACCTGAGTCGGGCCGACCTGCGCGGGGCCGACCTGCGCGGGGCCAACCTGATCGGAGCCGACCTAAGTGGAGCCAACCTGATCGGAACCGACCTGCGCGGGGCCGACCTGAGTGAGGCCAACCTGAGTGGGGCCGACCTGAGCGGAGCCTACCTGAGTGGGGCCAACCTGATCGGAGCCAACCTGCGCGGGGCCAACCTGCGCGGGGCCAACCTGCGCGAGGCCGACCTGAGCGAGGCGACTGGCCTACACTATGCCCAATGCTCGTTTGACGCGCACGGCGAGAGAGGACGACAGCTATCTGGCGTATTGATCGCTGGAGAGCTGCGGCTGTTCTGCGGCTGTTTTGCTGGAACGCTTGCCGAGCTAGATGCCTACATCGACAAGGGCGAAGAACGCTACAAGGCGACGCGCAAGTTGGCACGCGATTTCATCGTCGCCGCCATCGACGCACGAAAGGAGCAGCCGTGAGAAACACAAACTCAACTCAAGATCGTGAAATAAGCCTAGCAGAGCAAGCGGCAGCCGAAGCTGCTCAGCATTTTTCAAATCTGCAAAGCATCATTATTGAGCTCGATCAAACTATCTCTGATTTGAGCGACGTCATCTCTGGACTGACAGAAGAAAAAAGAGTTCTCGAAGAAGACAATGAAGAGCTGCGCCGAATAATTGAACAACTAAAAGCGTAATTTATGAGCGAAGACCAATCCGACGAAACATCCGACAACGACACGAAGAGCGGACCCACTGATCCAGTTCTTTTGCTGAAAGTGCGCGCCCGTCACGCTATCCGCTGCTGGGACGAACTGACAACCACCACGCGTGCGCGTGCGTTTGAAAAGACTAAGCGCGCAATGGAACAGTTGGAGAGTGCTTGCGAAGATGTCGAAACAGCAAAAATTCAGAATGCTGTAGATGCGATGACGCCAGAGCAGGTTTTAGCATTTATTGAGATGATGGGGGTAAACGTAGACGAGCTGTCCTTTCGAGCTTCTGCACTACGCGAAAAACTAGAAAAA